ACGCGCGCCCTGCTCCTGAGCCCGGACGCGCTCGCGACGAGCCTGGTGGTGCCGAGCGCGACCCGGCAGCTGCTCCTCGAGCCGGCGCCCCTTGAGGCGAGCCTCGCCCAGCCCGCGGCGACGCGCGCCCTGCTCCTGAGCCCGGACGAGCTCGCGACCACGCTCGCGATCCCGGCCACAAGCAGGGCCCTTGTCGTGACCCCCGACCCGCTGGCGGTGACGCCAGCGATCGGCGACGTCGTCCGCGCGCTGCTCCTGGGGCCGGACCCCCTCGAGGCCGCCCTGGTGGCGCCCAGCGCGACGCGCGCCCTCCTCCTCGACCCGGACGCCCTGGGGGTGACGCTCGTGCTGCCGGCGGCGACGAGGGCCCTGCTCCTCGAGCCCGACCCCCTCGAGGCCCTGCTGGTCATCCCCAGCCCGATCGCGCCGATCAACCTGGCGCCCGACCCCCTCGAGGTCACCCTCGCCGCGCCGGCCACCACCCGCGCGCTCCTGCTCGCTCCCGACCCCCTCGCGGCCGCCCTGGTGGCGCCCAGCGCGACGCGCGCACTCCTCCTCGACCCGGACGCCCTGGCGGTGACGCTCGCGCTGCCGGCAGCCCAGGGGGCCCTGCTCCTGACCCCGGACCCCCTCGAGGTCACGCTCGCCGCGCCGGCCACCACCCGCGCGCTCCTGCTCGCCCCCGACCCCCTCGCGGCCGCCCTGGTGGCGCCCAGCGCGACGCGCGCACTCCTCCTCGACCCGGACGCCCTGGCGGTGGCGCTCGCGCTGCCGGCAGCCCAGGGGGCCCTGCTGCTGACCCCAGACCCCCTCGAGGTCCTGTTCTCCCTGCCGGCGGCTACCCGCGCGCTCCTGCTCGCCCCCGACCCGCTCGCGGCGACCACGGCGATCCGGGACGTCGTCCGCGCCCTGCTCCTGACCCCGGACCCGGTCGCGACGAGCCTGGTCGCTCCCAGTGCGACGCGCGAGCTCGTCCTGACGCCCGACCACCTGGCGATCGCGCTCGAGGTCCAGAGCCCCGTGGGGCCCACGAACCTGACGCCCGACCCCCTGCAGGTGAGCCTCACCGCTCCGGCCGCTACCCGAGCGCTGCTGCTGGCCCCGGGCCCGCTCGACATCACGGCGAACGCCCCCGTGATCGAGCGCGCGCTCGCCCTGCTCCCCGACCCGCTGGCGACCACGCTCGCGGCGCCGGCGATCGCGCAGGCCCTGATCCTTCTCCCCGACCCCCTCGCCTTCATGCTCGCCGAGCCGGAAGCCGGCACCGCGGGGACGGCCAGGACACCCGACCCGCTCGGAATCGCCCTGGCGGTGCCCAGCATCGCGGTCCTCGGGATTGACCTCGTGCTGCAGCCCGACCCCCTCGAGCTCGAGCTCGAGATCCCGGCCCACACCGCAAGCCAGCCTCGCCTGAACGGTCTGCTGCTGCGATCGCGCGCGGCGATCCTGACCTCGAGGACCTCGAGGGCTGCGACGACGACGAAGGCGAGCTCGCGCGCGGCGACGATGCTGGCGCCCAAAGCCCGAGTGGTACCCTGAGCCAGGAGATCAGCCATGCCGACACCCAACCAGCTGTTCGAGGTCACCCCGCAAGTCGACGACTGGGGCACGGCGATCCAGGTGGCGGTCGTGCAGAAAGATCCAGCCGACGTCGACCAGGAGTGCCTGACGATCCCGGTGGTGCTGCAGGCCGGCGAGACGGTGGAGCTCATCTTCGACCCGACCGGCGCGCCGAGCTTCGTCCGCGCGGCGCAGGTGATCACCGCGGACCCGCTGCTCGTGCAGTACGTCTGGCAGCGCGGAGATCTCCGCTGGCACGGCCGCTGGCGTGCACAGCCTCACGTCATGGGAGCCACGCGCGACTTCCGCGGCCGCGCGGTCGACTTCGAAGTGCTCCCCAACCTCGCCTCGCCCCAGGCCTGGAAGGACCCGCGCTCGAGCGCGGTCGACCTCTACATTCCGCAGGTGGCGGTCCTGCAGGTGTGAGCGCGAAGGTCCTCGACGTCCAGGTCCGCACGAACCTCCCCGAGCTCTACAAGTACCTCGACAAGGCCGCGCGCACTCAGGTGCCGTTCGCCTCGGCCGTCTCGCTCACGCGCCTGGCGCAGGCAGGCCAGGCGCGCTACCGCTCCGAGCTCCCGAAGAAGTTCACGCTGCGCTCGACCTGGACCGCGCGCGGGATCCTGATCAAGCCGGCGCGCCGCGCCGACTGGCCGCGGCAGTACTCGATGGTCGGAAGCAGGGACGATTACATGGCGATGCAGGAGGAAGGCGGGACCAAGCGACCGCGGAAGGGACCGCTCCTCTCCTTCCCCGGCGTGCGGTTCGCGCGCAAGCTGCGCGGCTCGACCGGACGGATCCCCCACAGCCGGCGACCCAAGCAGCTGCTCGCCAAGCCGAAAAAGTACTACCGGACGAGGCTCCGGAGCGGGGTCGAGGCGATCCTGCTGCGGCGAGGGTCGCGGAACGACACCACGCGCGATCGCGTCGTCTACATCTTCGGCCGCGACGCGACGATCAGACCCAGAGCCGACTTCCGGCCTACCGTCGCCAAGCGCGCGCAGGAGCTCTACGGGCCGATCTTCGACCGCGCGCTGCGCCAGGCCCTGGCCACACCCAAGCGGCCGAAGCTGGCGCGCTGAGGGGCCCCGTGTAGAGTGCCGGCGGCCGGCTCGTAGCCAGGCCATGAGAAGCAGGACGTCAGGCGCCGCAGGGAACCCGGGGGGGCTGCCTGTGGCGCCGCTGTTCAGGGATCACCCGCGCTCGAGCTCTAGCCCGTCCTCTGGCGTCCGCAGGAGCTCGGGCACGCGAGGAGCGAAGCCCGGGGGCGGCGAGTGGGTTCCGACTTCCCACCTGCGCCATGTCGAGAGCGGGATGCCACACCGCGCGGCAGCGGCGCGCATCGAGAGCCCGGAGGCCTGGCGCACCGCGTGGAGGTCGAGCTCGGGGGCGGGTCGGGGAGGACGACCGCGTGGACGGGGCTCTACCACGCGACCACCTCGTGCTTCCCCGCCGGGCCGGAGGCCAGGCGCGCGAGCGCGGCCTCGAGCTCGGGGCCATCCCCCAAGCCGGCTGCGAGGGCCTCGAGCACGGCCTCGGTCTGGCCGACCGCCTGCTCGTGCGCGCGCAGGGAGGCCGAGCCCGCAACGGCCGCGAGCTCGAGCGAGGCCCAGTAGCGCTCGACCGCGCCGCGGCGATCGCGCCAGGCGAATACGTGGGCCCGACGAAGGCCGGCCGGCGTAAGGGTCCCGTCGACGTCGATGCGGATCCGGTACCAGCGATCACGGGGACGAGCACGAACGGCCACTAGAGCTTCCTCCACGCCTCGAGGGCGGCATCGGTGCCGGAGCAGGAGAACACCGCGGCCGCGATGCCGGCGAGCGCGGCGATCGCGATCGCGAGGTACATCGCCGCGGTCATGAAGACCGGCTCGGACAGGCGATCGCGATCGCGCGGCACGCCGATCACGGTACCAGCCTCCGCACCGGCCCGGCCAGGAACGGCCCCTCGCCGGGAGGAGTGAACGGCGTCGGCTGGGCGAAGATCCAGGATCGGAAGTGCGACCAGCCATTGCAGGCGGGGCACCGGCGCCGCACGACGACCTCGCCGCACGGGAAGCGGCGAGTGAAGAGGAGCTTGCACCACCGACAGCGAACCATCGCCCAGCGGGACTTGCGGCTGTGGCGGCTCATGGAGCGCCCCCAGGGCGAGCGACAGGATTGCGCGCGCGCTCGGCGCCGCGAGGCCCCCATAGGGGCTCGGCGACGCGCACCACAGGATCACGAAGAAGGCCGAGTGCCGTGCGGATCAGTGGCCGGCCACATTCCGGGCACTTCGGGCCGTCCTTCAGCCGGCGGAACCGACCGGGCTTCCACGCCCACACCACGTTGCACAGAACGCACCGACCGTGGGTCGTCATGCTGCTAGCACCTGGGCGACAACGCCCTCCGCGAGCCTGGTATCAATCGCGTTTCCGATCAGCCGGCCAGCCAGTGTGCGCTCCTCCGGAAGCCGGTAGCTGTCGGGGAAGCTCTGGGCTCGCGCGAGCTCGCGCGGCTCGAGGATACGACAGCGCGCGCTGTCGAGCAGGTACAGCTGGCCGGCGCTCTTCGTGGTGATCGTCGCGAAGGGCCCGTCGAGCGGCCGACCGCGAGCGCTATCAACGTTCGCCCACAAGCACCGAGCGCCGGCGACCCTCTGCGCCTCAGCGGCTCGAGCCCGCATGCCGGCCGGCTTCGACCGCATCGGCGTCCAACGCAGGCCCGGATGGTCGTCGGGGAGCAGGCAGTCCCCGATCGACGCGCGCGCCGCGGTGATTCCGGGAGCGAGATCGATCGGACCCCGCAGGCCGGCGGTGAGGATCATGCGCCGGCGCTCCTGCGCGCTGCCGTATCGGCGCGCGTCGAGGACATGCGACCGCACGTGGTAGCCGAGCGCCTTCAGGACGCCGACCCAAGCGGGGAAGATGTCCCACCGCAGGAAGGCCGGGACGTTCTCCACGACGAGGGCCTCGGGTCGCGCGGTGTCGCACGCGGCGAGCACGGCCCAGGCGGTGTTGCGATCGGCCTGATGCTTCGCCCCGGCCCGGACGAGCGCGCGCTTCGCCTGGCCGGCGGTCGAGAACCCCTGACAGGCCGGAGCGGCCAGAATCAGCCCACCACGCGGGAGCACCCGCATATCCATCTGCGCGAGGTCCTGGCACTCATGGTGCACCTCGGGGTGGTTCAGCCGATGCCAGGCAACCGCGGCCGGCCAATGGTTCGCGGCGAAGGCGACGGTCGCGCCGGCGCGACGAGCGCCCTCGGTGAAACCGCCAAGGCCGGAGAAGAGGTCGGCGGCGATCATGACCCGTAGCTCCCGAGCCCGAGACCCGAGTCGCCGATGTCGACGTCCCGAGCGCGCTCGCTGTACCGGCCAGGGTACTGGCACTCCTGGTGCCCGGTGATCGCGTCGTAGCGGCCGCAGTCGCGGCAGCCGCCCTCGGGCAGGTTCGCGGCTGAGCGCCGGCAGGCAGGACGAGCGCCGCCCTCGAGCGCCTCACGAACAGCGCCGGCGTGCGCGTCTCGAGCGTGCGCGATCGCGTTAGCCTCCGCGAGGCGGAGCTCCTGAGCCCGCGACTCGCCAGCCAGGACGACGAGCAGGTCCCCAGCCCTGCTCAGCTGCGGGAGAGTATCGGACGGGAACGCGTGAGCGAGGAAGACCTGGCCGGACAGCTGCCGGATGGCGGCCGCGAGCTCGTCAGCACGGGAGGAGATCATCGCGAGACGAGCCGCCCTCGAAGGCTCGCTCGAGGGACTCGGAGCCTGGGCCAAATGGTGGGTAACGAGCGCGCCATCGATCGAATCGATCGCCTCGCCAACCTGCTTGAGCGCCATACGGTCGAGGCGGACGGACGAGCCATGGCGGTGAAGCTCGACGACGAGCCGGAGCGCGCGCTGGGCCTGCGCGAGGACATCTTCGACAGGGCGACTCACGAGGCACCTCCACCGTTCAGCGGCTCTACGCGCATCTCGCAACCGACGAACAGCCCCCTCGAGGACTGATGCCTCGAGACGTTCATCGCGAGCTCGAGCCTGCTCGACCAGGCGACGAGCACCCAGGCCCCCGAGGGCAGGTCGTTCTTGTTGGGACCTCCGTCGCGATGTCCGTATCGGCCGGTCGACCGCGCGACAACCACGTGCGTGTACCCGCGCTGCGTCTGGCGCTCGACGACGCGACCGTCCGGAAGCCGGTGGCGAAGAACGTTCACGAGGCACCTCCCGCGAGCCGCTCGAGCGCGGCGAACAGCTTGTCGGCCTCGTCGTCGTTCGAGATCTCGAGCCGGAACGAGAGGGACTTGCCCGAGCCACGATGGCCGGGGAGCACGAACGTGACCGAGCAACCGTCGAGGACGATCGCAGGCGAGCGATCCTCCTGAGCGTGCGCGGCGGCCGAGTCGGAAGCGTGGGCCCAGGCGCCGTCGACGACGTCCTCGTGGACGTCAGGCAGGACGGTGAAGATCGCGGACTCGAAGCGGGACACCTGGGTGGTCGGATGAGGCAGGCGAGAGGTCATCGTGGTCTCCTGAAGGGCCGGGCCACCACGGCCCGACACCCCCTATTACGGCTCCTCGGGGGGATTAGTGGAACACTATCTCGGAAATAGTGGAACGGCCCACCTGCGGCGCCAGGAAGGGGTACCCTTGGGCCAGCCCCGAGCCCCGGATGGGCAATTCCGCCCCCGGCGACCCGGGAACGAACCCGAAAGGCTTCCCATGCAGACAGCACGACAAGCCGGCCCGATCAGGGCCGGCACCATGGCCCTCCTGGCGGTCCTCTCCATGCTCCTGGCCCCCTTCGCGACCGCAGGCCCAGCCGGCGGCGGCGACACCACGGTGGGCACCCTGCCGACGAGCGGGACCGCCTACACGCGCACGAAGGCCGCCACGCCGATCCTGATCGAGCGCGTGCTCGCCGGCGACGACGGGACGACACTGACCGCGGCGCGATGCGGGATCCTCCTGGTGGCCCGCACGGAAGGCGGGTGGATCCCGGCGACCGCGGACGGGGCCGGCGAGGCATGGACCGCCAGCTGGGTCTCCTCCGGGACCACGTTCACGATCACCATCGTGCAGCAACCGAATGAGACGGACGACCAGGCAGCTGACCGGCTCGACCGCAAGGTGCGAGCGATGCAGCGCCTTCGGCCCCGGGATGGGCCAGCCACAGGATCCCCCCAGGGAGTGCAAGCCGAACCCAGGACGAGGCCCGTGCTCGAGCATGAAGGCCTGACGCGACCCACGATGCTACTCGTGGCGTAACCCGAGCGGGCCGAGCTCGCCGGGGGGCGGGTTCGGCACGCGGGCCGGCCCGGAGCTATCCCCTGGCTCCTGGGACCGGCCCCCTTCGATCGGGGTTGTGTGGACCCCGCCCCCCAGCCGGCCCGGCACGCCATGAGGGGTGTGCTGGGCCGGCCCCTTTCCCAGGATTCCTTCCAGGCGGCCAGGACGACAGGACGACGAAGGGGGCATGAAGAACCTCCAACCGATCGAACAGGTCCACGCGCGCCTCGCCTCCCTGGTTGCCGAACAAGCCGCAGCCCGAATCGGGTGCGCGAGGCCGGAAGCCGAGATTTTCACCCGCGAGCAGCTGCTGCGCTGGGCCTTCACCGACTCCCTGACCAGCCTCCCCAACCGTCGCGCCCTCGCGGTGGCCGCGCGCCGCATCACCCCCGGAGGGCGCACCTGGGTCGCGATCGACCTGAACGGGTTCAAGGCCGCGCAGGACAAGCCCGGGCGCGGGCACTCCTGGGGAGATGGAGCGCTGCGATCCTTCGCGGCGCACCTGCGCAAGGTCACCCGGAAGGGCGCCGAGCTCGAGGTGGCCCGGACGGGAGGCGATGAGTTCGTCGTGGTCTGCGACCACCCAAAGGCGGCCGAGCGGATCGCGGCGCATGCTGGCACCTGGCAGCACGACGAGGTCACGGCGAGCTCTGGCATCGGTAGCACGCGCAGGGAGGCCGACCTGGATCTCTACCAGGCGAAGCTGCGGAGCCGCGGGACGAGGTAGGTGAGCGAACATGGCTCGGCGCGCCACCCCAACCAGGAGCGTACCGACCACCCGCGAGGGTAAGGGGTCAGGTGCTGATCGACCCAGGGAAGCAACTGTGGCGCGCCGAGCCCCCGAAGGGGGCGAGGCCGGATTTTTTCGGGGACATGGGCCAGGGCAGGGAAGGCCTCAGCAAGCGCGATCGTGGGGCCTCAGGGGGGCAGGGGCGACCCCCACCCCCCGGGGCATTGGGTCCTTCCGGGGGCTTTTTCACAGGGGGTGACGCGCAGCGCCCGAATCAACCAGCGACAGCGTGGTAACGGGGTTACCAGGCCCGTAGGGTACCAGCATGGCCCGACCAGTCCCGCGAGCGCGACGAGCGCGCGACACGAAACACGAGCTCGAGAGGACGGGACGCGAGCTCGAGGCTGCGCTGCGGACGGTCCTCGCGGCTCTCGAGCTCTCTGGCTGGTCGCGTGCGAAACGACTCGCGATGACCGAGCGGCTCGCCCGCGCAGCGTGCGAACACCTCGCCGCCCGATTCGGCGCGGCCTGGGAGCAACCCACCCGAAGGAAGCGACGATGACCTACGGCCCGCAGCAAACACCGACCCCCTCGCCCCTCGTGTTTGGAGGAGACGGCTCGCCGATCTGGTTCTGGGACAACGGCCTCGCGATCGGATCGATCGCGCAGGCGCCGGCGATGGTCTTCGAGCTCGACCTGCCGGACGGAACGAAGGCGATCGCCACGATCCCGACCTACGACAAGCGCGACTCGAGGACGAGCCGCGTGCTGGTCGACGACCCGGGTCGCGAGCGGGTCACGATGCACTGGAGCAAGGTCGTGCGACCTTCGCTGCTAGGCCTGCGGCGCCAGGTCGCGGCCGGCGTGCACGTGTTCGTCGAGGAGCGCTCGGACGGACTCGTGCGCCTGACGGTCGTCCCCAGCTGCGGGCAGGTCGACCCGAGCAGGCGCCTCAGCCACCTCGGCGCGGTGCGCTACCGCGGCGCTCGGCTGCGCATCGCGGACGCGGCGAGCGGCTGGATGCTCCACAACGAATCAGCACTCGGCATCTACGAGCTCTGCACACCCGGCGATCACTACCTGCCAAGCCGAGCGCTGACCTCGTTCGTGATCATCGCGCGCCGGCGCGACGTCCCCGGCTCGAGCGGCCAGGCGAGCGTGCTCGCGACGCGCGCGGGCCTCGTGCTTGGGCCTCGCTCGATCGTGGCGCCCGACCTGCTCCTCTACCCTAAGCGCTCGAACCTGCCGCAGGAGCCGATCCCATGGACGACCGCGCACGGACCGATCCCGCGCGTCGGGATGCTCTACTACGATCGCGACGACGAGAGCGCTCCCGGCAAGCTCCCGTGGGGATCGCCGGACGCTCCCGCCGGCTGGCGCATCGAACCCGTGCGCGCGTGGCAGGCGAGCGAAGCCGCGGCAATCGCGGCCGAGCGCGACGTCCCGCGACTGCTCGCCGGCCACCCGGTCGCGACGATCGACATGCGCACCGGCGAGCCGGTGCAGCCCGAGCAGTGGCCGCAGGGCGGGGAGTATCACCTCACCGGCCAGCGTGTCCGATTCGACAATTGGGTGACGCCGAACAAGGGCACGCTCGTGACCGAGCTCGGCTGGTCCAAGACTTCCTCAAACCGAGAGTTCAATCCCGGGCCGTGCTCGAGCAGGCAGCAAGCGATGCTCTACACGTATCCCTACGACGAGGCACATCAGTCGCGGATCCTCGCGACGCTCTTCTCTGCATGGTCGACGACGCGCGCGTGGGACGCCTGGCTCGGGATTCGCCTGATCGCGGCAGACACGATCACATCGTGGACGCTCCACGGCCGGCCATGGGACCAGTACTGGAGCGCGTTCTCGCTTGGCACCTCGCTCAACGCGGCGCGGCAGAGCACGCCTGGCCGCGGCGGCTGGCACTACCTGCGCGAGCGCGCGTGGGGCCCCTTCTTCGCGGTCGCGAGCGCGCTCGCGCTCGAGGCCCCGGGCGCGGACCGCAACCGCCTGCTCGGATACCGCGAGGCACTGCTCGAGCTCGAGGACCTGACAAGCCCGGCCCACGACATCAACCACCTCGGCTGGGAGGGTCGGAACTACAATGACGTCCCGTGGTCTCAGCACGGGATTCCGCGCGAGTACCAGGTCGCGCCGACGTTCCAGGTGAACATCTGGGGAGCAGCGCTCTACACGCTGCTCGTGAACGGCCCGCGCACCGCGTGGTCTGGATCGATCTCGCGCCGCATCGTGAACGCGGCGCGCACGCTCTACGACAACCCGGCGCTCCCGCTGCAGCACGGCTCGCCGCCCTACTACCTGTGCACCGCGCTGAACGGGAACCCGCAGGTGCCGATCAGCCGCGGCGGAAACCAGCTGGCGCACTCCTCGGTGATCCACGGGTTCCACCACCTCGCGCTCTGCAGGATCCTGACCGGCGACCGGCGATGGACCGACAGCGTCGCGCTGCGCCTGAGCCCAGCGCCGTTCGCCGACGTCGCCGCGCTCCGGAATTACCTCGCGTCGACGATGGACTGCTGGCGTGCCCTCGCCTACGCGATTACGGAATGAGCAGGAGCGACTCCCCTCGCGAGCTCTCAGCCGAGGAGCGCCGGCACCTGCGACACGCGAAGCCCGCGCCGATCCTGGGCGAGGTCTACCACGTCCCAAGCGTCGACGAGAGCGGCAATTTGGTGAGCATTCCAATGAACCACGCGCAGCGCCGAGCTCATGCGGCGCGGCGGCGCAAGGCCGAGCGAGCGTTCCTGCGCGCGGCTGAGCGACGAGCGATCCATCGGGAACAACGTGAAGCCCGCAAGGCGCTCCGGGAAGGACGACATTCATGACAACCCCGGCCGAGTACCAGCGAGACCGCTACCGTCACCTGAAGGCTGCAGGCACCTGCACGCGATGTGCAAAAAAGCCCGCCCAGAATGGTGTGCGCTGCGAGGACTGCCGCGTCCGCGGAAACCAGGCCGCCAAGGCCAGGAAGGAATCCAAGCGATCGCCGGCGGCGGGCACCGGCTTCGAGGCCTAGAGCATGGCCACTACCCGAGCGCGCCGCGCGAGCTCCGAGCCCGCGATCCCGAAGGGCTCCAAGACCTGGCCGATCGGGAAGCTGAAGCCCGACCCGCGCAACGCGCGCACTCACGACCCCGCGCAGGTTACGAAGATCGCCGCGTCGATCGCGGCCTTCGGCTTCAACGCCCCGATCCTCGCGGCCGCGGACGGGACGGTGATCGCCGGCCACACGCGCCTCGAGGCCGCGCGCACGCTCAAGCTCGAGCGCGTCCCCGTGATCGTGCTCGAGCACCTGAGCGAGCGCGATCGCCGGGCCTACCTGCTCGCCGACAACCGCCTCGCCGAGCTCGCCGGCTGGGACAGAAAGCTGCTCGGCGAGGAGCTCACCACGCTCGCGCGCGAGGGCCTCGACGTCGCGACGATGGGGTGGACCGACCAGGAGCTCCGGGACATCCTCGACGTCGAGGCCCCCGAGCTCGGCGGCCGCGACCAGGTCCCCGAGCCGCCCCCCGAGCCGCGCACGAAGCCGGGCGACCTGTGGGTCCTCGGCGAGCACCGCGTCCTCTGCGGCGACGCGACGGCGCCGGCGTCGTGGTCGCGACTCTGCGCCGGCGATGGCGATCGCGCGCAGGCGGTAATCACGGACCCGCCATACGGCGTGGCTTACGCAGACTCGAAGGGCACCACGATCCGGAACGATCGCAAGCGCGGGAGCGCGCTCGAGGAGCTGCTCTCGAAAGCGTTCGCCGCGGTGGGCGCGCACGCGCGCGACGACGCGGCCTGGTACGTCTGGCACGCCTCGAGCGCGCGCCCCGAATTCGACCGCGCGCTCGCCGCGGCCGGGCTCGTCGAACTGCAGATGATCGTCTGGGCGAAGCCCAACCCCAACCTTGGACACGCGCACTACCAGTGGTCGCATGAGGCCTGCTACTACGCCTCGCGCGAGGGCGCGCAGCCGAAGTGGTTCGGCGGCCGCGACCAGGGAACGGTGTGGCGCTTTGCGCTCGCGCAGGCCGAGCAGAGCTCCACAGTCCTCGGCGCCGGAGTCGAGCTCGTCGCCGGCGACGCCCGGCTCTGGCTGTCGCCCCGAGCTCCTGGTGGGGGGTCTCGCAAGATCCGCAAGGTCCGCCTCGAGGATGCGGCCGTGCAGGTCCGGTCCGAGCGCGGCGAGGGGACGCTCTGGGAGGTCTCGCGCGATCGAGCCCCCGAGCATCCCACCCAGAAACCAGTCGAGCTCGGTCTGCGCGGCCTGCGCAATTCGACCGAGCCCGGCGACATCGTCCTCGACCCCTTCGGCGGATCCGGATCGACGCTGCTCGCTGCAGAGGAGCTCGGGCGTGTTGCGCGCCTGACCGAGCTCGAGCCGCGCTGGGTCGACGTCGCGGTTGAGCGCTGGCGCCAGGCGACCGGCCGCGAGCCCAAGCTCGAGGGCGGGAAGCGCCGGCGATCGGGTCGCTGAGGTAGCACCCCATGGGGGAGAAGCTCGGCATCCGGGCCTACGCGCGCTCGAAGAACGTCTCCCACGTGGCGGTCCTGAAGGCGATCAAGACCGGGCGCCTGTCCCGCGCGGTGAGCCACGACCGCGCAGGCAAGCCCAGGATCGACGCGGCGATCGCCGACCTCGAGTGGGACGAGAACGTCGACCCCTCGGCCAGGCGCGATCGAAAGGCCGGCGGCCGGCCCACGGAGGACGAGCCGGGGCTGTTCGGGAGGGTGAGCCGCGCAGCCGAGCGCCGGCCCTCGGACCCCAACCTTCCGAGCTACACCGACTCGCGCGCGATCCGCGAGCTCTACCAGGCCAGGCTCGCGCGGCTCGAATACGAAAAGCAGGCGGGCAATCTCGTCGACGCGGACGGCGTGCGGGTCGAGGCCTACAAGGCGGCGCGGTCCCTGCGCGACGCGCTGCTCGCCTTCCCCTCGAGGATCTCGGCGCGCCTCGCGAGCGAGACAAACGAGCACGCGGTGCGCGAGCTGCTGGTCACGGAGATCTCGCTGGTGCTCGAGGAGCTCTCCGACGTCGGCCTCGGGCGTGGGAAGGACGATGGCCAGCGCGGCTGAGACCTACTCCCCCTCGTTCTGGTCAGGCCTGCGACCCGACCCGCGGCTGACGGTGAGCGAGTGGGCGGACGCTAACCGCACGCTGCCGGCGAAGGGCACCGCGCACCCCGGTCCCTGGCGCACCTCGAGGACCCCGTACCTCCGCGAGATCATGGAGTGCCTGAGCCCGAGCTCGCCAGTCGAGTGGGTGGTCTTCATGAAGGGCGCTCGAATCGGTGCGACAGAGGCTGGGAACAACTGGATCGGGTACGTGATCGACCTCGCGCCGGGCCCGATGCTCGTCTGCGTTCCGAGCCTCGTGCTCGCCCAGCGCTTCTCGCGCCAGTCGATTCGGCCGCTCGTCGAGGAGACGAAGTGCCTGCGCGGCAAGGTGCGCGAGCCGCGCTCGCGCGATAGCGGGAACACCACCCTGATGAAGGAATTCCCCGGCGGGCTCCTCACGATCGTGGGGGCGAACAGTGCGGCGAGCCTCCGGGGGATGGCCGCGCGCTACCTGATGCTCGACGACGTCGACGGCTTCCCCGGCGACGCCGAGGGCGAGGGTGACCCCGCCGAGCTCGCGCGCAACCGCACGCGCAACTTCTCGAACCGCAAGATCTTCGAGAACAGCACGCCCACCTTCACCGGCCGCTCTAGGATCGAGAACGACTTCGCCGACACCGACCAGCGCTACTACCACGTTCCCTGCCCTGGCTGCGGGAACTTCGCGCCGATCAAGTGGGCCGACATCCGGTGGGAGAAGGGCAAGCCCGAGACGGCCAAGCTCGCATGCGCGAAGTGCGGCCTGCTGATCGAGGAGCACCACAAGACCACGATGCTCGAGCAGGGCAAGTGGGTGCCCTCACGCGAGGCGAAGGATCCGCGCGTCCGCGGCTACCACCTCTCCGCGCTCTACAGCCCGCTCGGAATGTACTCCTGGCGGGAGGTGGTGACCGACTGGGAGCGGGCCGAGGGCCACCCCGACCGCCTGCGGAACTTCGTCAATACGGTCCTTGGGGAGACCTGGCGGGAGAAGGGCGAGGCGCCGAACTGGCAGCGCCTCCACGACCGGCGTGAGGACTACAAGATCGGAACCGTCCCCGCCGGCGCCGTGGTCCTCACAGCCGGCGTCGACGTACAGCACGACCGGATCGAGGTCGAGATCGTTGGCTGGGGCCCGGGCATGGAGAGCTGGTCGATCGAGCACCTCGCCTTCCCCGGGGACACCGCGCAGGAGGAATCCTGGTGGCGCCTCGACGAGCTCCTCGCGCGCAGCTGGCCGCACGCCGGCGGGACGAGCATCCCCCTCCGGATGATGGCGGTCGACGCCGGCGACCGGCAGAGCGTCACCTGCGCCTGGACGAGGCGGAAGCCGCTCGACCGGGTGATCGCGGTGAAGGGCTTCGACAGCCGGGCGGCGATCATCAGCGCCCCCACGATCGTCGACGTCACCCTGCGCGGGAGGAAGATCACCCGGGGAGCCCGGCTCTGGCCGGTCGGCGTCAGCCTGGTGAAGTCGGAGCTCTACGGGTGGCTGCGCATGCAACGGCCGGAGGACCCGGCCCGCGGACTCCCCCCGGGGTGGTGCCATTTCCCGATGCACCCCGAGGAGTACTTCAAGCAGCTGACGGCCGAGGAGCTCGTCACCCGGGTGGTCCGCGGCTACCGCCACACCTCCTGGGAGAAGCTCGCCAACCGCCGAAACGAGGTCCTCGACTGCCGGGTCTACGCGCGAGCGGCCGCAGCCCTGGTCGGGCTCGACCGCTGGGACGAGGCGCGCTGGACCGCCCACGCGGCGAGCATGGGTGTTGCCCTCGCGCCGCGCCCGGTTCAGGATCCCGCGCGTCCGCCGGCGGCGAGCCCCCCGAGCGGCGCGGCCGAGCCTGGAGCTCGGCACCGGCGCCGTGGTGGGTTCCTCGATCGGTGGCGCCGCGACTGACATGAGCTGCACCTCCTGGACCGCGCAGGACCTCGTCGACATCGAGAAAGCGATCGCGCAAGGCGCTCTGATCGTCAAGTACGAGGACCGGACGGTCACCTATCGGAGCCTCGAGGACATGCGCTCGATCCGGCGCGAGATCCAGGACTGCATCAACCCCGTTCCTCCGGACGGCTCGACTCCCTATGGGACGAAGCGCTGGCGAGTCGCTACCCACAAGGATCTCGATTGAGAGCCCGCTCGATGGAGGCCATGCGGCGCCAGGCCGCGGCGAGCTCGGGCCCGCCGGTGCAGGGAAACCTGCTCGACCGGGCGGTCGGGTTCATCTCACCGGCGATGGGCCTCCGGCGCCTGCAGGCGCGCGGCGCGCTCGAGCTCGCGCGCCGGCACTACGAGGGCGCCGCGGTGAGCCGGCGCACGGAGAACTGGCGCGCGCCGAATTCGGGACCAACGGCCTCCATGGCCCCAGCGCTCGCGCGCCTGCGCGCGCGCGCGCGTGACCTGGGCAGGAACAACCCGTTCGCCAAGCGCGCGATCCAGGCGATCAAGGGCGGCCTGACGGGGAACGGGATCCGGCCGCGACCGGAAGGCTCGATCGGCGACGTCCTGAACGCGAAGGCGATGTGGAAGGACTGGGCCGAGACGACCCAGTGCGACGCGGACGGCCGCCTGACCCTCTACGGCCTGCAGGGCCTGTGCGCACGCACGATCGCCGAGTCGGGCGAGGTCCTCATCCGACGTCGACGCCGACGCGGACGCGACGGCCTGGCGGTCCCGATGCAGCTGCAAGTGCTCGAGCCCGACCACATCGACACCACGCGCGACTTCTTCGACAACAAGGGCAACCGCACGATCCAGGGCGTCCAGTACGATGCGCTCGGGCGGCGGACCGGGTACTGGCTCTTCCCCGAGCATCCAGGCGAAACGATCCGTAGCGCGAAGGGCTACACCTCTGAGCTCGTGCCGGCCGAGGACGTCCTCCATTCCTTCGAGCTCAACCGGCCAGGCCAGGTGCGCGGAGTACCGTGGGGCTGCGCGGTCCTGATCATGTTGCGCGACTTCGACGAGTACCAGGACGCCACGATCCTGAAGCAAAAGATCGCCGCCTGCTTCGCTGGCTTCATCGAGGACAGCGAGTTCTCGGACGTCGTCGCTGCGGCCGCGAGTTCGACCGACATCGACACGCTCGAGCCCGGGACGCTCGAGCAGCTGCCGCCAGGGAAGAAGATCACGTTCGGCAGCCCGCCGAGGAACGAGGACTTCGATCCGTTCACCCGCAACGTGCTCCGGGCGGTCGCGGGTGGGTACGGGATCAGCTACGAGAGCCTGACCGGGGACTACAGCGGCTCGAACTTCGCCAGCGCGCGCATGGCGTGGCTGCGCGAGAGGGACAACTTCGTCGCTTGGCAGGACGACATGGTGCTCCCCGGGATCTGCCAGCCGATCTGGAACTGGTTCACGATGGCGAGCGCCTTCACGAATCAGGACCTCTCGGCTGTGCGCACCTCGTGGACCCCGCCCCGCCGGCAGATGGTGAACCCAACGGAGGAGATCAAGGCCCAGCGCGAAGCGATCCGGGCCGGCCTGACGAGCTGGTCCGAGACGGCCAGGGAGAACGGGTGGGAGGCGGACGAGCTCGCCGCTGAGATCGCGAAGGACGCGGAGATCTTCGACCGGCACGGCCTCGTGCTCGACTGCGACCCGCGCCGGACGAGCGGGCAGGGACAGGCCCAGAGCTCGACCGAGGAAGCCACCGACTCGAGCACGCCGGCGGCCGGGAAGAAGGGCGCAGCGGCCGACGACGACGACGAGGAAGACCGCGGGCAGCCGCCGGTTCGGGCCCGACCGGGCCGGCGCTCCCGGAAGGGGTGATCGCGGGGAGGGGCTTGCGCCCTCCCTCCGTCCCGCTTCAGTCTCCGATCCCGTGAAGCGAACAACCGAGCGCGCGCCGGTCGAGTACCGGATGCTCTCCATCGAGCCCGGCTCGATCGACAAGGCCAAACGCACGGTCGAGGTCGTGTGGTCGACGGGTGCACGCGTGCGCAGGACCGACTGGTGGTCAGGCGAGGAGTACGACGAGGAGCTCGGCCTCTCCGAGGGCGAGGTTCGCATGGGCCGACTGAACGGCGGCGCGAACGTGCTCGACAGCCACGGGATGGTCGACCCGAGCCTGCGGTCGGTGATCGGCGTGGTGGAGCGAGCCTGGATCTCCGGACCGACCGAAGCCCGTGCGGTGCTGCGCTTCTCGGACCATCCGGACTTCGACCGGATCTGGCACGACGTCGAGCGGGGAATCATCCGCAACGTCAGCAACGGGTACCGGCGCTACGCGCGGCGCGAGGTCACCACCGCACAGGACAAGGTCAAGGTCTTCCGGATCATCGACTGGGAGCCCTTCGAGATCTCGATGGTGGGTGTGCCGGCCGACGCCGGCGCGAGCGTTCGGAGCGACCAGGCCCACCGACAAGGCTTCAACGAATGCACGGTCATCCGCGAGGGTGACGAGGACGGACACGGAGAACGAACCATGACGGTCAAGCCGGGAACGAAGGGTGCGGGGCAGGGAACGGGAACCGGCGCAGGCGACGAGCCGGCCACCGACGAGACGCGCGGGAATCCCGCCGGCGAAGGCGGCGCTCCCGCGAAGCCGGCACCGCCGGCCGCCACGACGATCGACGCGACGCGGGCTGTCGAGCTCGAGCGCGATCGTGGGATCGCGATCCGCGCGCTCGCGCGCAAGGCGAAGATCGGGGACGAAGTCGCCGATGACCTGATCAAGCGGAACGTGCCGCTCGAGCAGGCGCGCGAACAGCTGCTCGAGCGCTGGGCCGGGCAGGAACCCGCCCCGACCTCGAACCAGGTCACCGTCACGCGTGAGGAGCACGATGGCGCGCACAGGGCGATGGAGCAGTACCTGCTCCACCGCTTCAACCCGGACAAGTACAAGCTGCCTGCCGGACCCGAGGGCGATCGGGCAGCCAGCTACCGCGGACTCTCTCTGCTCGAGATCGGCAGGGAGTGCTGCGAGATCCGCGGCCTCAAGCACCGCGGCCTCTCGAAGATGAAGGTCGCCGAGCTCGCCTTCCGCGCCGGCGGTCAGCACACCTCGGCCGACTTCCCGCTGATCCTCGCGAACGTCGCGAACAAGACCCTGCGGGACGCCTACCAGGAGACGCCCCAGACCTTCACGATGCTCGGGCGTCGTGGAACCATCCCCGACTTCAAGCCGGTGAGCCGGACCCAGCTGGGCGCGGTCTCCACGCTCGTCAAGGTGAACGAAGCCGGCGAATACACCTACGGGACGGTCGGCGAGGCGGCCGAGTCGTTCAAGCTGGGGACCTACGGGAAGATCCTCTCGTTCACCCGACAGGCGATGGTGAACGACGACACGAACGCCTTCTCGCGGATTCCGGCGGCCTTCGGAGCGTCGGCTCGCCGGATGGAGAGCGACGTCTTCTGGGCGGTCGTCACGGCGAACGCGAACATGGCGGACGGCGTGGCTCTCTTCCACGCGACCCACGCGAACCTGGGGGCGCAGATCCTCGCCGACGCGACGGACGTCGACGAGCTCTACCAGCTGATCAGCCTGCAGAAGGGACTCGCGCAGGAGGTCCTCAACCTGCAGCCGCGGTTCCTGGTCGTGCCGAACCAGCTGGCGGTGAAGGCCTGGCAACTGGTCGTCGCGACGACCCAGCCGGCGCAGGACGCGAACACGAACCCCTTCAAGGGACGCCTCGAGCCTGTCGTCGAGCCCCGCCTCTCGGCCGCGTCCGCCTCGATCTGGTACATGTTCGCCGATCCGGCCCAGATCGACACGATCGAGTACGCCTACCTCGAGGGCGAGGAAGGCCCGCAAGTCGAGACGAAGGACGGCTGGGATGTCGACGGCATGGAGATCAAGTGCCGTTCGGACTTCGCGGCGAAGGCGATCGACTGGCGCGGCATGGCCAAGTCGGCCGCGACGACCTGATCCATCACGAGCAACCACTGAGAATCGACCCAACCTGAAAAGCGCGGGACTCGATGGGGTGGCCGGATCAACCGGCCACCCCTACCCGCAACGGAGAACGAACGATGGCGAAGAACTACATCCAGGCCGGCACCCGAATGCCGGTCGTCCTCGGGGCGACCCTGGCGTCCGGAGCAGGGCTGCTCGTCGGCGCGACCTTCGGTGTGGCGCAGCAGAACGGGGTCTCGGGCGACTCGATCGAGATCGCGACCGAGGGCGTCTGGGAGCTCCCCAAGCTCTCGACCGACGTCGTCGCGCAGGGGGTGCTCCTGTACTGGGACGACACGAACAAGCGGCTCACGGTCACCGCCACGGCGAACACCCTCGTGGCGAAGGCCTGGGCGGCCGCGGGCAACGGCGTCGCGACGGTCCTCGCAAAGCTGCTGCCCTGAGGACGACGTCGTGGGCTGGCCGGAGATGACGGACGGAGTGCTTCGAACCACGCAGCGGACCTTCGCAGACCGCGCAGCGGGTGCCTCCGTCGTCACCTTCGAGCCAGCCGGCGGCGTCCCGGTTGTGATCGAGCACGCGATCTTCCGAGACGCTCACCTGGAGGTCGACATCGAGACAGGCTTGACGGTCACCTCGGCCGAGCCGGAGATCTCGTTCCGGGTCGCGGACCTCCCGCGCTTCCCCGCCGAGGGCGACCACGTGGTGCGCAAGCTCGTGCGCTACAGGATCATCGCTCCGATGAAGGACGGCGAAGGCGGGGTCAAGTGCTCGCTGCGGAGGGCTGCCGCGTGAGCGCGAAGGCCAAGGCGATCCGGAAGGCAGCGGCGGACGGAATCCAGTGCCTGAAGACCCCGGCGCAGGAGCGGGTCTACACGAACCGCTTCCGCTCGCTGCCCGAATGGCTGGCGAACGGCGCGCCCGCGCTGCCGGCGATCGTGATCTATACGATCAATGAGACGGTCGAGGTCTCGACGGACGCGCCGAAGGAATATCGCCGCCTGATGGAGATGGCGATCGAGATCGTCGTCAGCCGCGGCGAGGCGAAGCACCCGGGCGCGGACGATCGCCTCGACGACATTGCGGAGATGGTCGAGCAGTGGATCTTCCGGAACCCGACATTCGGCCTGACCGAGCACGACGACGTCACCTTCGGAGACCACCCCTCGAGCCTCGTGCGCGACGAGAACGCGCCGATCGACGAGGGCGAGACTGACATCGCCGCAAAGCGCCTGGTGTTCCAGGTCACGTACTACCAGGACGCTCCGGAGGGGGACATCGGTGCTCTCCCGCCCGCGAAGTCGATCGAGGCCGGCTGGGACGTCGGACCCACACCCGACGAACGCCTCGAGGCCCGTGATCTTGTTACCGTGGGAGCAGGAGAATAGGGCGATGGCGACGACGATGAAGCTCAAGCCGGCGAAGGGTCTCCTGGTCGCGGTTCCGGGCGAGAGCCGGAACCTGAACGAGCAGGGCGAGACGGTGACCCTCACGACCTATTGGCGACGGCGCCTCGCGGACGGCGACGTCGTCGAGATCAAGGGCGAAGGCCAGCCGGCCAAGCACAAGGACTAGCGCGAGGAGCGAACCATGGCGATCAGCTACAACCAAATTCCGAGCACGGCGCGCGTCCCCTTCGTGTACGTCGAGTTCGACGCCTCGCGCGCGAACCAGGGTGTGCGTCTGCAGCAACTGCGCGGGTTGCTCATCGGCCAGAAGCTCTCGACGGGGACGGTCGCCGAGCTCACGCCGGTGCGGATCACCTCCACTGGCCAGGCACGAAACTTCTTCGGAGTCGCGAGCCAGCTGGGCGCGATGGCTGAGGCCTGGTTCGCGAACAACCGCGAGAGCGAGCTCTGGGCGGTGGCGATCGACGACCCGTCTGGGGGCGTGAAGGCCGCGGGGACGATCACGTACACCGGAACGCCCACCCAGTCGGGGACGATCTACCTGTACGTCGCCGGAACCAGGATTCAGATTCCGGTCACGACCGCATCGACGCCGACGTCGCTGGCGACCGCGACGGCCGCGGCGATCAACGCCTCGCCCTACCTGCCGGTCACCGCGACGAGCGCGGTGGGTGTGGTGACCTGGACGGCGCGCCACGCCGGCGTGATCGGGAACGAGATCGACGTCCGCACGAACTACCAGGACGGCGATCGGACGCCCTCGGGGGTCACGGTCGCGATCGCCGACACGGTTGCGGGCACAGGGGACGTCGACATCACCGAGGTCTGGCCGACGATCGGGGAGGCCCAGTTCCACATCATGGTCATCCCGGTGATCGACACGACGAACCTCACGGCGATCGACGCCGAGCTCGAGGATCGATGGGGTCCGCTGCGCCAGAACGATGGGACGGCCATCACGGCGCACTCCGGATCGCACGCGACGCTGCTCACCTTCGGGAGCACGAAGAACAGCAAGCATCTCGTCGTCCTTCCGAACACCGGCTCGCCGACGACCGCCTGGGAGTACGCGGCCGCCGGCGCCGCGCTCATCACGCGCTACGGATCGAACGATCCGGCGCGTCCCTTCAACACCCTGCGCATGGTCGGCGCCATGGCGCCGGCGATCACGGATCGCTTCACCGCGGCCGAGCGTGAGCTCCTCCTGCAGGGCGGGATCGCGACCACGAAGGTCGGCGCGGACGGAGGTGTCTACCTCGAGCGCGTGATCACGACGTACCAAACGAACGAGTTCGGAGCGGACGACCTGGCCTTCCTCGACCTCCCCACGAAGCTCACGCTCTCGTTCCTGCGCTACGACTTCCGCAACTACTTCGCTGGCCGCTACCCGCGCCACAAGCTCGCCGACGACGGCGCGCGCTTCGGCGCCGGCCAGGCGGTGATCACCCCGAAGATCGCCAAGGCGGAAGCGATCTCGAAGTTCCGGCAATGGGAGGAGCTCGGGCTCGTCGAGAACATCGACCAGTTCAAGCAGGACCTGATCGTCGAGCGTAACGCGAGCGACCCCACCCGCCTCGACTTCCTCCTGCCGCCAGACCTCATCAACCAGCTGATGGTGACGGCGGCGCAGATCCAGTTCCGGCTGTAGTCCAGGGCACCGCTCCGGTAGAAACGAGAGACGACGATGGCCAACAAGAACCGAAGGGGCGGGATCATCCGCCTGAGCGTGAACGGCGAGCTCCAGGACGCGAAAGGCGCCTTCACGTACAACCTCGGGGTCGCGAAGAAGGAACCCGTGATCGGCGCCGATCGCGTCCACGGGAACAAGTCGACGCCCCAGGTCCCCTACATCGAGGGGAAGATCACCGACCGTGGCACGCTCGACTTCAAGGCGATGACGGAAGCCGAGGACCTCACGGTCACGCTCGACCTCGCCAACGGGAAGACGATCATGCTGCGCGAGGCCTGGTTCGCCGGCGAAGGGAACGCGTCCACCGAAGAGGGCGAGATCGACGCTCGCTGGGAAGGGGTCTCCGCGGAGGAGATCTTCAACTAGCGCATGGCGGTCGAGAAACAGTCGGACGGATCGTACAAGATCACCCTGCAAGAGCCGCTCAAGGCCGGCTCCCAGTCGGTGAGCGAGCTCGTGGTGAAGCCCATGCGGGCCAAGCACATGAGCGGGATGCCACTGGACAAGGCCGCGATGACATTCGCGCACCTGCTCGAGATCGCCGGCCGCCTGACCGGGCAGCCGCCGGTCGTGCTCGGCGAGATCCGCGGACAGGACCTCGCCGACCTGCTCGAGGTGGTCGGTGGTTTTTTCTCGGATTTCCTGCCGACTGGCGACGAGCCCTCGTTGCCCTCGCCGACCGCTATCACTGGTCTCCGTCCGAGCTGAACGAGCTCACCGCGGAAGACCTCGAGTTCTGGGCCGAGGCCGGATCGGCAGAGTAAGTGGCCCGGGGGTGCCCGGAGAGTGGTCCGCGAGTCGTCCCCGAGTGCCCGGGCCAGAGTGCTCCTGGAGTGCTCCGGGGGTGCCCGGAGAGTGGTCCGCGAGTCGTCCCCGAGTGCTCGGGGAGTGGTCCGGGAGTGCCCGGAGAGTGGTCCGGAAGTCGTCCCCGAGTGCCCGGCGCTCCTGGAGGCCTGTAGGGGCCCGAGATAGCGTCCCCGCGAGGAGACCACGATGGGCGTCCGATTCCCCCTGGCCGTCGTCATTGAGGCCGTCGACAAGCTGACGGGCCCGATGCGCAAGGTCCAGTCGCGCCTGCGCACGACCTTCGCGCCGCTCGACCAGCTGGGGAAAAGCTTCGCCGGACTGAGCGAGGCAGCCGGGATGCCCAGGCTCTTCAAGTCGCTGGGGCGGGTGAAGGACGGCCTCGGCGACGTCGGCCGCGAGCTCACTGCGGTGGGGAGGAAGCTGCTCTGGATCGGGGGGGCCGGCGCGGCCGCGCTCTACGGACTCGTGCACTCCTTCGCCAGCGCCGGCGAGGAGCTCGTGCGCCTCTCGGGGAAGATCGGGATCGACATCGAAAAGCTGCAGGAGCTGCAGCACTGGGCCAAGCAGAACGAGGTCCAGGCGGACACGCTCGAGCGATCGCTCGCGTTCATGAACAGGGGCCTCGGCCAGGCGGCGCTCGGCAAGGGAAACCTGGCGAAGGCCGCGGCGCGGCTCGACATCGCGCTCAAGCGACCGGACGGGTCCCTGCGCTCGATCGATGAGCTCCTCCCCGAGATCGCCGACAAGCTGAACAGCCTCGAGGACCCCGGTCGCCGCACTGCTCTGGCGATGGATATTTTCGGCAGGGCTGGTGCGGACATGCTGCCCGGCCTGAAGGGCGGAAGTCTTGCGATGGCCATCGCCGCGCAGGAAGCGCGGAACCTCGGGCTGGTGATGTCGCGCGAGGCGGCCGAGGGCGGCGACGCGTTCGGCGACGCCCAGAATCGCGTGATCGGTGCGCTCGCGGGCCTGCGCAACGCGGCCGGCAGCGCGCTGCTCCCCACGCTCACGGCGCTCGCGGACAAGCTGACCGCCTTCCTGGTCGATCACCGCGCGGACATCGAGCGCTTCGCGCGCGCGTTCGCACAGGAGCTTCCCAATGCGCTCATGAAGACCCGCGACTTCGTCGTCGAGCTCTGGCAGAAAAGCGAACCGCTGCGCCAGGTGGTCGGGGCCCTCGTCGAACGGTTCGGTGCGGCGCAGGTGGTGGCAGCCACGCTTGCGGTGGTGCTCGGCGGGAAGTTGCTCGTCTCCATCGTCACGCTGGTTCCGGCGCTCTTCGAGTTTGGCACCGTCCTCTTCGGCACGGTGATCCCAGCGCTCGTCAGCCTGGCCACGACGATCTTCAGCACGGTCGTTCCCGCGGTCTTCGCCTTCACCGCGGCGCTGCTCACGAACCCGATCACGTGGGTGGTCGTCGCGATCGTCGCACTGGTCGCCGCGGGCATCTGGCTGGTGAAGAACTGGGACAAGGTCGCCGCCTTCTTCGTGTGGCTGTGGGACACGATCCGCGACGCGTTCGCGACGGCCTTCAATTGGGTGATCGAAAACGTCCCGTTCCTGCTCGGGCCGGTCGGCCTCATCATCAAGTACTGGAGTCGGATCAAGGCCTTCTTCGTCGCGCTTTGGCCGGCGGTCAAAGAGCTCTTCGCGAAGGCGGTCGAGTGGGTGAAGAAGTACGGCCTCTACCTGCTCGGGCCGGTCGGCCTGATCATCAAGCACTGGACCCAGGTGAAGGACTTCTTCCTCGGCCTGTGGGACACGGTGCGCGAGATCTTCTCGAAGATCGTCGACCACGTGCGGGAGAAGATCGGCGCGCTCGCTGGGCTCCTGCCCGACTGGCTGAAGGACAAGCTCGGCATCTCGGTCGCGGCGAGCGGGCCCGACGTCGCTCCGAAGATCACCGCCGGCGCTCAGGCCGCGGCCGCGGCGAACCAGCGGAGCGAGGCGAGCGTGCGCGTGGTCTTCGACAACGCCCCCAAGGGCGCGCGCGTCGTGCCGCAGGGAAACAACGGCGTCGACCTCGACCTGAGCGTGGGCTACTCGATGCTCGGGGCCGGGAGCTAGGCCGGTGAGCTGGCGGGACGTCTACCGTCAGGCGAGCTTCCGCGGAGTCGCCTTCAACGTCGAGGCCTCCTCGACCGATCACGGCCGCAACCTGGTGCCGCACGAGTACCCGGGGCGCGAGCTCCCGTGGATCGAGGACCTCGGGCGCCGGGCGACAACGTTCCAGGTCGAGGCCTTCCTGGTCGGGGCGAACTACCACCTTGAGCGCGACCGCCTGATCGAGGCCCTCTCGCAAGCCGGCGCCGGCGAGCTCGTCCATCCCTACCGCGGCACGCTGCAGGCGACGGTCCTCGGCCACACCGTGCGCGAGACGGTGGACGAGGGGGGGATGTGCCGGATCGGGATCTCCTTCCTCGAGGCAGGCAAGGCAGTCTACCCGACAGGCCCACGCTCGGCCGGGCGAGCGACTTCGCGCCAGGCGAATCGGACGACCGCGGCCGCGGCGAACACCTTCCCCGCGACCCAGCCGCAGCCAGGCGCGCCCGGACACGTGCTCGAGGCCTCCGAGCAAAGTTGGCTCGAGGCCCTACGCGAGATGAGCCGCATGCGAGTGAAAGAGCTCGAGCAGCTGCGCCGCGTGATCTCGGAAGCCGGCGAGGACGTCGTCGAGACGATCGCCGAGCCGGTCCTGTTCGCGCGGCGGGTGATCGTGACGGTGGCCGCGATCGCTGGCACCGCGGCCGGACAGCTGGAGGCGGTGCGGCTCTACCTGCGCCTGGCGCTGCTGCCGACCCCGCTCATCCGCGGAACCTCGGACGGATCCGACCAGGCGCGCGTCGCCGGCGCCGGCGTGACCGACCTCGTGCGGCGCTGCGCGATGGCGGAAGCGGCGCGCGCCGCGGCCACCGCGACCTACGCCTCTCACGAGGAGGCAGTCGCCACGCGCGACGAGGTCCTCGACGTCCTCGACGTCGTCGAGGAAACGGCGCCCGACGAGATCCTCCTCGAGCTTGAGGCCCTGCGCCGCGAGCTCGTCGGTGCGGTCCCGCCGGAGGACAGCCGGCTCCCGCGCGTCGACCACTACGAACCGGCCTCGATGCGCCCGGCGCTCGTGATCGCCTACACGCTCTACGACGACGTCGACCGCATGCAGGAGCTCGTCGACCGCAACCACCTGCCGCACCCCGGATTCGTTACGGGGAACGAGCCGATCGAGGTGCTGGTCGATGCCGGCTGAGGACGTCCAGCTGCTCGTCGCCGGAATCGAGCTCTCGGGTTGGGAGGAGGTCGAGGTCACGCGCAGCCTCGAGGCGATCGCGGGCAGCTTCTCCCTGAGGGCCTCGAGCCCGAGCGGCTGGCCGGTCGAGCCGCAGTCGCCATGTGAGGTCCTGATGGATGGGGACACGGTCATCACCGGATTCGTCGACGGTGTGCGCGTGAGCCTGGCGCCCAAACAGCACGACATCGAGATCACCGGACGCGACAAGGCAGGCGACCTCGTCGACTGCAGCGCCACGAACGAGCCGGGCCAGTGGGACGACATCGATCTCTACAACCTCGTCGCGCAGCTGTGCGACCCGTTCCTGATCACGGTCGTGCAGGACGTCGACGTCGGGGACAACTTCGCCTCGTTCGCGCTGCAGCCCGGGGAGAGCGTCCACGAAGCGATCGAGCGCGCGTGTCGCCTGCGCGCGGTGCTTGCGACGAGCGACGGTCTTGGCCGCGTGATCCTGACGCGCGCAAAGCAGGACGGGACCGCGGTCGACCTGGTGTACGGTCAGAATCTCGAGGGGGTCTCCCTCTCGATCGACGACAGCGGCCGCTACCGGAACTACATAGTCCGCGGCCAGCAACAAGGGGCCGACGTCGACGATCCCGGCGAGGCCGCCGGCGCCGAGGGCACCGCCTCCGATGAGGGAGCGCGCGCAGGCCGCACGCTGATCGTGATCGCCGAGGGACAGGTCGACGACAGCCAAGCCGCCCAGCGCGCGGCTTGGGAGGCCACGGTGCGCGCAGCGCGCTCGAGGCCGGTGAGCGCGGTCGTCACCGGCTGGAGACAGACACCCGGCGGACCGCTCTGGCAGCCCAACCAGCTGGTCAACATCCACGTTCCCCTGATGCGTCTCGACATGGAGATGCTCGTCGTGAGCACCCGGATGCGCCGGGCGCCCTCGGGGGGGACCACGACCGAGCTTGGCCTGGTGCGCCCGGACGCCTACCTGCCCGAGCGGATCCCCACCTCGGAGGACGACCCGGGCGCCCAGGGATCCGACCTCGCGGACGACGGCCTGGGCGGGGAGGAGGGCGGGTGAGGCTCCGGGACGTCCTGAAGCTCCTGGCGCCCCTGCAGCGCCGCGTGATGCTCCTGGTGGGCCGAGCGGTCATCCGCCAGGTCGACGACGCCCAGGGCCTGCAGGAGCTCCAGGTGGCGCTCCTGCGCGGCGAGGTCCGTGGTGGCCTGGAGCGCTTCGGCACCTTGGGCCTGACGGCCGTCCCCCTCCCGGGCGCCGAGGGGGTGGTCCTGTTCATGGGCGGCAACCGGGACCACGGGGTGGTCGTCTCCGTCGAGGACAGGCGCTGGCGCCCCAAGGGCCTGGAAGCCGGCGAGACGGCCCTGTACCACGCCGGCGGCAACGGGACCCTGATCCTGCTGGGAGAGGACGGGACGATCACGCTGCGACCCAGCGGCGGCACGGTGCGCGTGGAGGGCGACCTGGAGGTCGACGGAACCATGCAGGCCGGTGGGGACATCACCGACCAGGTTGGCGGAACCGGGCTCTCGATGGCTGAGATGCGCCTGCGCTACAACCTGCACGTTCACCCCGACCCCCAGGGAGGCAGCACCTCACCGCCACAGCCACTGATGACCCCGTGACCGACGCAGCCCTCACCTACCAGGGAGACTCGCTCGACATCGACCTCGAGCTCGGCGACCTCGTTCACGACGACGGCCTGGTGACCGCGGTGCTCGTGAGCCTGCTGTCGGACGGCCGCGCGCCGCCGGAAGCGGTGGTCCCTACCCTGGACGGGGAACCACGGGGCTGGTGGCCGGACGACCCAAACGATCGCTTCGGCAGCCTGCTCTGGCTGCTCTCGCGCGGGAAGCAAACGCAGGAGACGGCCGCGACCGCGCGGGAATACGTGCGCGCCGCCCTCGCCTGGATGGTCGAGGACGGGGTCGCGACGCGGGTTCTCGTGGACGCGGCCTGGGCCGAGCGTGGCATCCTGGCGATCGCGGTGGAGATCGAGCGCGGGAGCGCGCGCAGGTGGGCCGGCGCATGGGCCGCCATCGAGGACCTCGACGTCGCGGCCGGTCCGATCTTCTTGCGACTGTCCTGGGCCTAAGGTCGGATACGGCGCATGCCGTTCCGGCGACCCACCCTCGCGCAGCTGATCGAGAGGACCGATGCCGAGGTGGAGAGCCGCCTGGCCGCCGGTCCCCTCCTGCGCCGCTCGGTGCTCGGGGTGCTCGCGCGCGTGCTCGCCGGCGCCGCGCACCTGATGTTCGGATTCCTCGACTGGGCCTCGAGGCAAATGCTCCCCCACACCGCCGAGGGAGCCGAGCTCGACCGCTGGAGCGAGATCAAGGGCATCACCCGCAAGCCGGCGGTCGCGGCCACGGGGACGATCACCCTCACCGGCGTGAACGGTTCGGTCGCGCCGGACGGGACAGAGCTCCGGCGCTCGGACGGTGCGCTCTATCGGACCACCTCTGCGGCGACGATCGTCGACGGGACCGCGACCGCCGGCGTCCGCTCGAGCGAGCCGGGCCTCGCCGGCAACGCGGTCGAGGGCACACTGCTTTCGATCCGCCAGCCGGTCGCCGGTTTCCAGTCGAACGCGACGGTGCTGGCACCGGGCCTCGTCAACGGGGCCGACGAGGAAAGCGATGAGGACCTCCGGGAGCGACTGCTCTCGGCGCTCTCGAACCCACCTCACGGCGGCTCGGAAGCGGACTACGTCACCTGGGCCCTCGAGGTCCCCGCGGTCACGCGCGCGTGGGCGTACAAGGCCTACCTCGGCCTCGGCACCGTGGGCGTCACGTTCGTCGTCGACGACGACCCGGCCGGGCCGATCCCCTCGCCGAGCAAGGTCGCCGAGGTCCAGGCCTACATCGAGGACGGCCGGCGCCCGGTCACAGCCGACGTCTTCGTCTTCGCCCCGACCGCGCTGCCGGTGGACATGCTGGTCAGGCTGATCCCCGATAGCGCGAGCACGCGCACCGCGGTGCTCGAGTCGCTGGCGGACATGTTCAACCGAGAGGCCGAGCCTGGCGTCCCCTTCCCGATCTCGAAGATCCGCGAGGCGATCAGCACCTCGCCGGGCGAGGAAGACTACGAGCTCCTGCTCCCCAGCGGCGACATCCCCGTGCCGCTCGGAAGTCTGGCCGAGCTCGGCAACGTGGTCTTCGTCTGACAGGGGCGCCAGCGTGTCCAGGATCGTCGAGTTCACCGACTTCCGCGAAACCGAAACGGTCGCGGAGCTCGACGACATCGCGCGTGCGCCTGATCCGGTTGGATCGTTCTGGGCAGGAACTGGTGCGTCCTTCACCTCGCCCCTCGTTGGCAGCGCGCAGTCGCAGTCGGTTGTCGGCCCGAGCAACCTGAAGGCGCAGCACGCCCCCGACGCTGAAGAATCAGCCGGCGTCCGAGTCGTGTGGCGGACATCGACGATCGGGGTCGACCAGCTGATCTGCGCGCTCTACGGCTCCGGAGGCACGGAGATCGAGCTTCGGGCGAACACCTCGAACCAGCTGTACATCGGCGGCGACACGGCGGCTGCGGGCACGATCACCTCGGCAACCACGATCGCGGCGAACACCACCTACGAGACTGAGTTCTGGTGGCACCTCGACAATTCGAACGGGCACTGGCGGGTGGGGCATGGCTTGCCAGGAGCGGTGCTCGAGATCGCCGACCTGACGGGCGGTGGCGTGGACACGGTCGTCAGCGCGACCGAGCTCTACGGGATGCTCTTCAACAACGCGAATCAGACGATCTGCCAGCCGATCCTGCTCGTGCAGCCTGGCGCATTCTCGAGCGCCGACTTCGCGGCGAAGCAGGGACGCGTACCGCGAATGGTGCAGCTTGGCACCTCGGGAGATGGACACTATCAGGACTGGGATAACGTCAACAATCCGGGGAGCTCGCTCTACACCGAGGTCGACGAGACGCGGAGCAATGGCGACACGGACCTGATCATCGCGACGGTCAACGGCGACAAGGCGAGCTTCTCCACATTCAACCTCAGCGACGCCGGCGTCTCGAAGGTGCTCGCCGCCCGCCTGCTCGTTCAGCACTACTGCCCGGACGGGAACAAGCACCACCAGCCCTTCCTCAGGATCGGAGGGAACGACTACTTCGGCGTCGGCGGTGGCTTTGGGTTCCAGTGGACCAAGACAGTCGACCTCTGGCGCGAGGATCCATCGACCACGACCAGCTGGGACGCGATGACCGGCGCCGCGGCGATCGCGGTCCTGAACGGGATGGAGATGGGGATCGAGCACAACGGCTCGACCAGCCTCACCCGCTGCTCGCACTTCCAGATGATGGTCCTCTACCTCGAGGAAGCGATCATCGTCACGCCGGATCCGCTCGCGGTGCCGCTGGCGCTCCCAACGCCCGGCCTGCCAAGGGACATCGTCCCGAGCCCGCTCGCGGTCTCCCTCGTTGCACCGGCGCCGGCGGGAAGCTTCGACATCAAGGCGCCGCTCCCGCTGGCGATCGAGCTCGCGCTGCCGGCGATTGAGGTCGCGCAGGGCGAGCCCCCCGAGGTCGACGACTCGTTCCCATGCGACACCTCGAGGCAGGAACAATACGGGGCCATGCTGCAGAACCTCCTGCCCTGGGGGATCGCCTGGCCGCGCCACCACACGAAGAACCTCTCGAAGCTGCTCCTCGCGCTCGCGCACGAGCTCGCTTGCGTACACTCCCGCGCGCTCGATCTGATCCGCGAGGCCGACCCGCGGACGACGAGCGAGATGCTGCCCGACTGGGAGAAGGCATTCGGCCTGCCAAGCCAGTGCACGGGACCGCTCGGCACTGACGAGGAGCGCCGGCTCGCGGTCCTCACCCGGCTCACGGAGGTCGGAGGACAGTCGCCGGAGTACTTCGAGGAGCTTGCGGCGAGCCTCGGATTCGACGTCACGGTGGTCGAGTACCAGCCATTCCAGGTTGGCCGGTCTCAGGTGGGGGACGCCCTCACAAACGGCCAGCAACCTTTCCAGGTGGGCCTCTCGACGGTCGGCCAGGCCCTCACGAACAACGTCGACTGGCTCTTCACCTGGGCGATCGAGAGCTCGGATATCACCACCCGGAGCTTCGTGGTGGGACAGGGAACCGCTGGGGACCCCCTTCGGACATGGGGCAATGGCCTGCTCGAGTGCGTCCTGGGGAACGCGGCGCCGGCCCACACCCTCCTGCTCTTCCTCTACCGCAAGGTGTTGAAGCCCGATCCGGCCCAGGTCAGCCTCGCGGCTCCAGTGGTGACAACGGTCTAGGAGCAGGGCGGCATGCACAAGGTAGACGGCCCGGGCGCCACGCCCACGAACGGATTCACCGAGGGAAGCCCCTCGACTGGCACGCCGGCGACCACGGTCACCGCGGACATCATGAACGCGCTGCAGGAAGAGATCTGCAACGTGATCACTGCGGGAGCCGGCCTGACCCTCTCGAAGCCGGACAACACCCAGCTGCTGCAGGCGATCCTTTCGCTCGCCTCCTCGAGCACGGGGAGCGGACAGGCCCTGGGGGTCAACAACATCATCAATGGGGAGATGGCGATCTTCCAAAGGGCTGCGAGCACACCCGGTGGCGTGCTCACGAAGTCGAGCATCACCGCTGCGACCTACGGCCTCGACCGCTGGGAGGTGCAGTGCCAGGTATCCGGCACCGGCACCGGCACGGTTTCGCGCCAGGCTTTCACGGTCGGACAGACCGACGTCCCTGGCAACCCGACCTGGTACATGCGGCTGCAGCAGCTGTCGACCGCCGGCGGCCAGCCCTTCATCCGCACAAAGCTCGAGGACGTCGCGCGCTACGCCGGCGCGCCGTTCACCTTCTCGGCATGGATGAAGGCGGCAGCCTCGCTCGGGATCTCGATGCGCATCGTGCAGCACTTCGGATCTGGCGGATCAGCGGACGTCGTGGTCGCGACCTCGGTCGCCACGCTCGGGACGGCCTGGAGTCGCGAGTCGGTGACCGGAACGCTGCCGAGCGTCTCGGGGAAAACGATCGGAGCGGGGAACGCGCTCATCCTCGAAATTCTCCTCCCCACGGGAGCGACCTTCACGATCGACGTCGCCGACGCCCAGGGCGAATTCAACGGCGCGCCGACTCCGGTCCAGCGCCGTTCCCGCACGATCGAGGCCGCGCTCTGTCAGCGCTACTACGAAAAGAGCTGGGCGCTCGATGTGATCAGCGCGACGGCGGCCGGATACGAGGGAGCGGTCAGCGCGGTCTCTGCTCTGACCGGCGACGCGGCTCGCTCTCTCCAGCGTCCTTTCCGAGTCGAGAAACGAATCGCGCCGACGATGACCTGGTACGGGCCCGGTGGAGGCGTCGGAATCCTGTCGGACCTTGGATCGCTCGGGGTGTCCGGGACATCGGCAGCCAGCGTGTGCTCGACGGGATACCCGCTGGTCACGACCCAGACTCCGGCCGAGATGATGGAAGCCCACTGGACCGCGGAAGCGGAGCTCTAGTTCGCGAACGGAGATACTCGGGGTGGACCTCCTGATCACGAGTGCGACGCTGCTGCAGGACGCTGCGCGGCACATTGAGCTCTCAAACGAAACCCGGGTCAGCCTCCATACGGTGTTCGCAGTTCTCGGCCCCATTGCTGTCGGCGCTTCCGGAGGTGTCGCTTGGCTGATGCGACGCTTCCGGATAGCAGACGAGAAACGAGAACAGGGAATCCAGGAGCTGAAGACTGCCTTGGCCGCAGTCACAGCCACGCTCGAGGCGATGCGCGCCGAGATGCGATCCCTGCGCGAGGAGAGCTACGAGACCTGGTGCGCGCACATGATGGAGACCTACAACCTGCGCCTGCAGCTGCTCAACCCGAAGCTGAAGGTGCCCGAGATCAAGGCAATGGAGATCATCGCACAGGCGCGCGCCGCGAGGGCGCACCAGAATGGAGACGAAGTGCAGAGCGCTGCGTGAAGCCGACAAGCCCGCCTAACCCCTGAGCTCGCGAGGATCCCCATGGGCCATCGATCTGTTCACCACCGCCACCCTGAAGAGGCCTTCGAAAGCCGCTCTCGCTCGGCCACGCGCGGAGAATGGCTGGTGATCATCGGCTCCAGTGTTGCGGTCGCGGCGCTCGCGATCGCGATTTGCCTGATGGCCGGATGCCACGGGGTCTCGCTGTACGCGGAAACGAACGGACAGACGACGGAGGGTCCGAAGGGCGGCAACGTGCGCGAGCAGGACGGCGATGGCTACGCGCTCGGAGTGATCCTCGACCTGGGCGAGATCTTCCTCCCGCCACGCCCCCAGCCGGTCTACGTCGTCCAGGCGCCCCCCGGATCCTGGGAGGCAGCCAAACCCGAGCTTCTGAAGGACCTGGTCATGATGACACCCGGACCCACCGCCATGGCGATGCTCGGCACGGGCGCCGGCGAGATCCAGGTTCCAGCCTGGGTCGACCCGCATGCGACCGCCCACGACTTCCCAGAGCGATCTGAGCCGCGGTGCCGCAACTGTGGCCGTACCCGCGGACAGGCAGCGGCCGCTCGCGACGGATCGTGAGGAAACTCGCGATCGCGATCGCCCTCAGCCTCTGCGCCGGCTGCGAGCACACCAAGGCCCTCTATCAGACGGTGCGTGACAACACGATGACGGCCGGACCTCCGTCGGTCGCCGCCGTGCTGACGAGCCCGCTCGGGCCGGCCCTGCAATTCACTGTGGTCTTCCTGACCGCGCTCGTCTCGAAGGCGGTGACAGACACGGCCGCGCTCCGGAGCGGCGAGCTCACTGGAGAGGGAGCGCTCCTGAAAGAGAACGAGCGACTCTCGACCACGATCAAAGCGATCCAGGGTGACATCGAGTACTACTCCGGCCAGGCCGCCTCTGCGGCCGGACAGGTGCGCCAGGTCAGGACGCTCTACGATCGCCTGAAGGCAACGGCGATGTGGGCAGGGGTGATCGCCCTGGGGATCTACCTCCTGGGCCAGTGGCGGTGGTGGAGGAACGCCTGGCGGTGGTGGCACGCCGGAAGCCGATGGCTGTCGCTCTGGAGCGTGGCCCACGCCTTCTTCCGTCCCCTCCCCGACCCACCCCTGGCACCCAAGCCGACCTAGCCCTTGAGGTCCCGCCCGGTCCCGGGCAGGATGCCGACCTCGGCCTCGTGGTGAGGCCAGAAAGGATTCGGCCGTGGTGGACGAACAAGTGGCGGCGGGCAGCCCTGAGAGCCCGGAGATGAAACTGCAACGGCTCGATCGCATCGAGCGCTCGGCCAAGGTGTTCGAGCAGTACTTCAACCTGGAGAGCGAGAGCAAGATCGACCCGAAAGAGCTCGAGAGCGCGATGACATTCGTCGAGCGCCTGAGCTGGCGCACGATGGCGGTCACGATGCTCCGGGTCCATAAGCGAGCCGCGGAGACGGAAGAGATCCTGCAGGCAACGCGATCGGAGATCGGCGCGATCGCTGGCGGCCTCTTCGAGATCGAGCGGTACATCACCCAGGCGACACGCGATGACCTCGGCACGGCGATCACGGCCGCGGCAGGGAAGCTCGTCGCGGTATCAGCCCCTACCTGGAAGCCGAAGAAGCTCGCCCCTCCCGTCGAGACGAAGGCCGGCAACGCGGTCGCGCCGGCTCCGGTGCCGGTGCCGGACAAGCCGGCCGGGATCGTGCTCACGCCCGATCCCCTCTCGATCGACACGCGGGAACTGATGTCCCGCGGCGCCAAGATCGCCGCCGAGCGGAAAGCGGAGGTCCCCGATGGCAAGTGAAGCATTGGGCGATCTCGAGCAGGTCCACCCGCCGGAGGACACGAACGAAGCGGTCCTGCTGCTGCTCCTTTCGGCGATCGCGGTCGTCGAGTGGATCCGCGACAGCCCGCTCGAGGAGATGCTGCCCGGGCTGCGCGCGCGCCGCGACGCTGTCGATGACCTCGAGGAGCGGATCCGGTTGAGCCACGCGATCCTCTGCCTCGAGGCTCTCGCGGCCTGCAAGGGCACGCTGCCCGCGCGCAGGCACGACGTCGAGGCTCCCGAGCTCATGATCCGGATGCCGGCCGGTGCGCGCACCTGCATGGCGTGCGGCTGGACGGAGGACAGCCCGTGCCCGAAGGGATGCGCCTGGGTCCCGCCTGACGTCTTCTCCGGAGACCTCTGCACCGCCTGCGCGCGCAAGCAAACGTGACCGCAAGGGGGTGAGGCCTGCCGCCGGCGTAGCCGATCCCCCTTCCACCACCGCCGGCGGCAACCCGAACGAGGACACGATGGCCAAGCCCAAGCAGACACTCCCCGGACCGATGAACGAGCACGACCGCCTGCTCAAGGTGATCACGCGATCGGAACGTATCCGAGCTCTCCGGCTGAAGCTCGAGGGAGCGAAGGAAGTCGTGAAGGGCCTGAAGGCCCAGCTGGAAGAGGAACAGACATACCGCGAGCAGGAGATCTTCGATGAGCCGGAGGGCGAGCTCGGATTCCGTGACGGCGAGCTCCCCGACGAGGTCGTCAAGGCCGGCCGCACGTTGAGGAAGCTCGGCGCGACCGTCACCGTGGGCGATGGGAAGTCGTCCGGAGCAGGCGATCAGGGATGAGGGCCATCACCCTCTGGCAGCCCTGGGCCAGCGCGATCGCGCTCGGAGCGAAGCGGATCGAGACGAGGACCTGGCCGACTCACCACCGCGGGCTGATCGCGATCCACGCTTCGCAACCAGGTGGCAAGGGCCGGCGCGAGCTCGAGCTCAACAATCCCGTCTGGAGGCACCTGCGCCTGATGGGGCACGACGTCCGCTTCGCCGACCTCCCATTCGGGGCGATCGTCGCGACGGCCGACGTCGTCGACTGCTGCCCGATCCGCGAGGGCCGGCTCCACTACAACCCCACGTTCGGCCCCGAGGCCGGGGTGCCGCTCGAGGCCTACCGGCTCACGGACAGGGAGCGCGACTGCGGGAACTACCGGGACGGGAACTGGGGGTGGCTGCTCACGAACGTGCGGCGCCTCGAGAAACCGATCCCGATCCGCGGTGCGCGCGGACTCTGGACGCTGCCCGACGACGTCGCGCGCGCGGCGCTCGTCGGCACGCGCGATCAGGCGCCGGCGAGCGCGGCCGCGCAGGACGATCTGCATTCGAGGATCGCGCCATGAAGCCCAAGGTCCTCAAGCTCTACCAGGTTCCGAAGGATGGCCAGCGCGTCCCCTGCCGCGAATGCGGGATGCCGATGGTGTTCGTACCCGGGGTGAAGCCGGGCTCCAAGGTCCTGCTCTCGATCGACCACCCGCAAGCGATGCGCGACATCACAGGCGCCGCGGTCATGGCCCCCTCGCACTACACCGACTGCACGAAGCCCGCCCGATTCAGCCGCGCCAAGCCGGCGAAGAAGGACTGACCATGAAGGGAACGAACAAGATCACGTTCAACCAGGAGACGATGTGCGCCGCGGTGCAGGAGTACCTTGCTGCCCGGATGCCGACGACGCCGATCAAGGTCGACCGAGTCGAGCAGGAGAAGGACGGGAGCCAAGGCTTCTCGTCGGGACCGACAGACTTCCGTGTGACCGTCACGACCACGCCTGATCCGGTGCCGGCGTGAACACCCACACCTCGACGAACAGAGTGCGGCTGGACGATGTGCTTGATCGGCTGGGCCAGCGAAGGAAACCGCTGCCGACCGACGACGAGATCCACGGGTGCCGCGGCGAGCTCGAGTGGGGAATGAATGCGCTGCGCGACCGGAGCGACACGCGTGAGGACGTTGACCTGTTCGATGCCCAGGACGTCCTGCTCGATGCGTGTTGCGACAGCTACACCCGCGGCCGCGGTGACGCGGCCGAGCGCCTGTGGTTCTGGAAGTCGATGGCGATCGTTGTCTGGCCGGCTGCCGTGCTTCTCTACTTCCTCACCCGCCGATGAAACCGAGTGGCCTGAGCTCGCTGCCCGAGCACGTTCGCAAAGCGATCACACTCGGCCGCGGCCTCCCCCGCGAGTCGCCTGTCGGCCGCGCCCGCGCCGCGGCGATCGAGGCCGGCGCCGCCGTGCGCGACCAGTCGCGTGGCGGCCGGTCAAAGCTGCAGGCTGCGTGGGCCGAACGCCTCGAGCTCCGGCGCCGCGCCGGCGAGCTCGCGATCGTCCTCGAGGAGACGCTCTCGCTGCGCCTGGCCGACCTCACCTGGTACCGCCCGGACTTCCTAGTGCAGCACCGCGACGGCCGGCTCGAGATCCACGAAGTCAAGGGACACTGGCGCGACGACGCGCGCGCGAAGTGGAAGATCGCCGCGGACCTCAATCGCTGGGCAACCTTCCTGGCGATCACGCGCGGCCGCGGCTGCGACGGAGCGTGGGAGATCGAGACAGCGCGCACGCGCTGAGATGGGAGACAGCGATGTGGATCCTGCGACTGAACGACATGCGATCGGCGAACGGCGAGACGATGACCTCGATCGCGCGATCGGAGAGGCGCGAGGAGCTCGAGGCGCTCATGCAGCGCGAACTGGTGCCGGTCTACTACGACGCCGAGGTCGGACGGACATGGCACAAGCAATTTCGGGCAGGTGGTCTGCTCGAGTGGTGCAACCCGCCTTCCGGCTGCCACACCGGCGAGGGAATCGTGGACGTCGGCAACATCGGCGATTGGGAACGTCAGGCGCGCGAGCGGTTCGCCGCAGCGGTGCTCTCGCTACCCGAGGCCGGCAGCCTGTGATCAGGAGGATCTGATGGAGTACTGGTTCGCACCGGCGGTGAGCCGCCTCCTGGATAACCGCGACGCCTGGTCCAAGCACGAAACCGCGGTGGTGCTCGCGAAGCGCCTGCCGAACAAACCCGATCCTTGGGTGAGATCGATCTACGACCTGCCCTTCGAACCATGGGGCGTCGACGGCCTGGTGCGCGCGGTTCGGTCTCCCCGGACAATCCTGAGGCACCGCGGGATGAGGCTCCGGTTCCTGCTCGACGACGTCGCCTGGGACCACCGCGCGCTCGCCGCCGACCCCGACGTCGAGCACCCGATTGTGGGTGCGATCTTCTTCCTGCGGGCCGGCGAGGAGGTGATGCCACTGCGCGTCACGGAGTTCGCCAAGCCGGTGCAGGTCCCGCCGTTCTTCGGGACGAACAGCCACGGGATCTGCCTGAGCTGGCACGCCGAGGAAGGGATGGGCGGCTTCGACATGGGGACCCTCTGATGGTCCATCCGAAGAACTGCAGCGCGCCGGACCCTCGGAAGGACGCCGACAAGCGCGTCGAGATCGCGCTGACGGACGAGCAGGACCAGCTGCTCGAGCAGCTGAACGCGACCGGGCTCTACGGGTTCACGATCGCCGACACCGCCGATCGCCTGCTCTCGGAAGCGCTGCTCACGAAGCTCGCGTTCCTGGCGAAGCTCAGGAACGGCCGGTCGGCGCTGAACTGGTAGCCGGAGCGTCGTCGTCGGGCGAGCGGATCTTCATGACCTTGCGCTCGTAGGCCCGGACGTCCTCGAGGGGGTAGTAGACCGCCCGGCCGATCCGCACGAAGCGCGGACCCTGCCCGAGCGAGCGCCGATTCTTGAGCGTCTTCAAACGCACCGTGTGACCCCACCGCGCGACGATCGCGTGCGGCGACAGGTAGACCACCCCGTCGATCTCGACGCGCGGCAGCTGCTCGACGCCGGGGGGAGGCTGGGGAAGGCCTGGCGGTACGGGGATCTCCTCGACCTCACCGGGAGCAAGGCGACCAGGACGAGCAGGCGACTCCTTCGGCGAGCGTTCTTTGGCCATGAGGCGCGACGCTATCGCAACGGCCCGGGCGATCCCAGGGGGTCCCGGAGCGGCCGGTTCTCCACAAGCGCCCCGAACCCCACTACCGGGAAACCAGGAGCGGGAGGCTGGACGGGGACGCGCGAGCCGGTATCGTCCCGATCGGTCCCGATAGGAAACCGGCCGCAGGGCGTGAACCCCGCGGCCGGAAGAGGCCACGACACCCGAGAACCACGCTTCGACCTGAGGAACCCGAATGACGTTGACGCAGCCCTTGTACCAGGGACAGGCCGCCCCCGCCAGCGGCCGCCCAGGATCGCCCAGGATCGCGCCGGCCGATCCGGGGCCCGGAGGCCAGGCCCGAGCCGGCGCAGGGCAACGGCGAGCTCTGGCGCGGCCGAAAGCGGCCAGCCGCACCTACCTCCCGCCGGCGATCCAGCGCGTGCTCGCGCGCGCGGCCGCCCTGCACCTCCTGCCGCTCCTGAACCTCATCGCCAGCCGCGCCGCCGGCGGGGAGGCCTGTACCGCAAGCCAACGCGAGCTCGGCGCCGAGCTCGGCCGCACGGACAGGCAGGTGCGCCGCGGCGAGCTCGAGCTCGAGCGCCTGGGCCTCCTCGAGATCCGGCGCGGCGGTCCGCGAAACCGGAGGGCCCTGAGCCCGACCTGGTTCCGGGCCGTCCCCGAGCCGGCGAGTTCTCCACAGGTTCTCCACAGACCGGACACCGATGTCTGGTCTCGGGGGGGAGAGACCGGACATGCATGTCCGGTCTCCGCGCCGCCCGAGCGGGCCGGCCTTCTTACAAGATCGCGCGCGCCCGCGCGCACGCAGACAGAGAACCTACTCGTCTATTCCGGAGGGCGGACCCCCCGCCCGGACGAGGGCCCCACCACGCGCGGGCAGCCCATGGACGTCGAGCGGCTCACGGCCGCGCTCGCGCGCTGGGCGGACCTGTGGCGCAACACCCTGCCCGAGGTCACCCGCCTCCTCCGCGAGATCCTGGCCGCGGCCGGGGAGGCGGAGACCCAGGCCTGGCTCGAGCAGCTGACACGGCGCCTGAGCCTGCGCGACAAGCCCCAGCGCGGGGCGCTCCTGCTTGGCGCCATCCGCGCCCGGGCGAGGCAGGAGAGACGAACATCCCCGGGCCTCTTCGACCGCCCCCTAGAGCTCCTGCCGTGAGCCGCCAGCGAATCCCTCTGCCTGACCACCTGGTCGCACCGTCCACCCGCAGCGTCCGTCGCCGGCGGGCCAATGGCCGATGCGCCCGATGCGGGAAGGCCTGGGAGGGGAAGACCTGGTGCTGCGATCGGTGCCGGGCGAGGTGCGCGGACGAGGCGCGAGCACGACGAGCGGGGCGAGGAGCGACCAGGAGCGCGCTCGAGCGTGCGAGGGACAGGGGGCGCGCGAAGGCCTGCCGGGCCCGGTGGGTGGCGGCGGGGCGGTGCGTGCGCTGCCCGGCGCCGGCCGACAAGCCGCTGATCACCTGCCGGCGATGCAGGGAGCGCCTGAAGGCCTGGCGCGACAGCCGGCCGCGGGAGACCCTCGAGGCCCTGCGCGGCCACAAGGCGCGGTACGAACGAGCACGCTGGGCCTGGGCGCGCGAGCGCGGCCTGTGCGGGGAGTGCGGCCGCAAGCCCCCGGTCGAGGGAGGAGCTCGGTGTGGGCTCTGCAGGGCGAAGGCGAGACTGAGGCGCCGGGATCACCGGGCCAGAAACGGAAGGGCAGCATGAGCGACGACATCGATCCCTCGGTGGAGGTGAAGACATGGAATATCTTTCCGCCATTCTGGCGACGAGCGCTGCTCGAGGACCCGGCCACCCAGCCCGGAGGAGCGGTCGACCTCGAGCGCGACGAGCTCGGCGTGATGCTGCTCGCCGAAGGGACCACCGCGGCCGCGCAGACGGGAGCCTGGAGAGTCGACCTGATCGAGGACCTCCGGGAGATCGAGGCCGATGGCTACCCGCCTGGCGGGTTCATCCTGAAGCGCGTGAAGGCGCGGCAGGTCAACCGCACGACCTGCATCGAAGCCGAAGCTCCCTACACCGAACACCTGACCGCACGGATCGCCGCGGCACTCCTGTGGTGGCGGCACCGCGACCAGGGAGGAGTCGGACCCAGGATGCCGGTCGGGATCGGGACCTTCGCGCGGCCGATCGTCGCCGGCGGTGGAGGCTTCATGCTCGGCAACCTGTTCGGCAGCTTTGCGGTCGAGATCAGCGTCGTCCCGCCCACCGTTCCGGAGCCCGAGCCACCCGAGGAAGCCAAGTTCCTCCACGGTGTGCTCTGGGCCGATGCGAACGGGATCCACCTGACGTCCTGGGACGACAGGTACGGCGAGCGCTACCGCGAGCACAGCTTCACGAACGCGAAAGAGTTCGCCGAGCTCATGGGCGACTTCGCGAGAGCCTGGGCCTTCCACCTCGAGGCAAAGGCGAAGAAGGGCACCTGAGCGTGCGCGTCCCGCTCACGATGGCCGGCCGCTACCGGATCCGGAGCCTCACCTGGTGGACGAAGCGGGTGACCCGACAGGAGATCGCCGAGCTTCAGCTGCTGCACCCAACCGACCTGGTCTGGGTGTGGCACGACCACCGCTGCGACTCGGGCGAGATCCTCCTGGGGCTGGGGATCACGTTTCGCGTGTACAGCTGGAGCGGACGCGCATCATGGAAGGACGAGATCGTGCCCGGACTAGCATGCCTGGAAGGGTGGCCGCTCGAGCTCCTCGCGCTCTTCCGCGGGTCGGCGCACGTGAGCGAGGATCTTTGGCTCGTCGTAGGGCCGACCGGGATAGCGACCGTCCAGGGAATCCTGCTGACCGGAGTCGAGCGGTAGACCCGGTCCGTCCCAGCTTCTTGAACGAGGCCGGCGACCCCTCTACGGTCGGACCATGGCGAACGAGCGCGAACAGGAACGCCGGCTCGACATGCTCGAGGCGACGGTGAGGTGCCTGGCCGCGGCGCTCGACTCGCGCCAGGTCCTCGGGCAGCTGCATATCCTGCATGTCGAGCACCGGCAGAGCCAGGACATCCTGCTCGCGATCGCGCGGCAGCTGGCCGGCGGGCTCACCGCCGGCGAAGTCGAACAAGCCCAAGCTGAGGCCCGGGAGATGGTGCTGGCTCTCCAGCGCTCCCGCGGTCAACTGTCCGCGGCCGTGAAGTCGCAAACACCCACTACGGAGACCTAGCCATGCCCAACCCCATACTCGGAACCCTGCAGGACGAGATCACCCAGACGCGAGGAGTGATCGCGTCGGCGGTCAACCTCATCAACGGCTTCCAAGGTCGCATCACCGCGGCCGTCGAGGCGGCGCTGGAGAACGGCGCGACCGCGGAGGAGCTCGCGCCCTTCACCGAGCTCGAGGCCGCCCTCGAGGCCGATCGCACGGCGCTCGCCGAGGCGATCGCGGCCAACCCCTAGACCACGCGAAGGGCCACCCCGACGCGTGGTGGTAGGACCTTGATCCCTGATTGGGAAACTGCGGCAGCCGGCTCGGGCCCAGCCCGGGCCGGCTGTGTTTCCGGTGGCCCCTTGCACCACCTCTCCGGCCCGCTCTAGCGTCCCCGTCGTGAACCACGGGTCCCCTGGAGCGAGCTGAGGAGCGAGCGCGATGGCGAACTTCGTCTACAACGAGGCCAAGAACCAACTGCTGCGAGGCGGCCTGGATTTCACGACCGCCGACATGCGGGTGATGCTCGTGATGACGAACACCACCGCGGACACGGAGGACGACGTCAACACGGTCGGTGCGTTCACCACGCTCGACGAGTACGACGGCTCGGGGTACACGGGCGCCGCCGGCGGGGTCGCCCTGACCGGCGAGACGGTGGTCGAGGACGCCGGAAACAACCGGGCGTACTTCGACGCGAACGACCTGACGTTCACGGCCCTGGGCGCGGGCACGCGCCAGTGCCAGGCCGCGATCCTGATCAAGTTCATCACGAACCAGTCGAGCTCGCTGCCGGTCGGCTACATCGACACGGGCGGATTCCCGTTCACCGGCAACGGCAGCAACGTGACCCTGCAGTGGAACGCTGCGGGCATCCTGCAGGCCAACTAGCACCATCGCGCCCACGCGCGCTCGAGGGCGCGCGTGGGGGGTGAGGAGCCCCGATGACCTCCCTCGTCGCGCACACGCGCACCACCGCGAACACGGGCGCGACGACTCAGAATGTAACCGTCACCGGATTCGGGACGGTGGCCGCGGCCATGATCGTCGTCACGAACGCGACGACGGATTCGACCGAGATGGCCGAGGCCCAGATGTCGATTGGGTTCTGGGTGCCGAGCGCGACTCACCGAGCCCTCGCGATCGTCTCCGAGGACAACAAGGGGACTCGAACCGACACGAAGGTCCGGCGCACCGCCGATCACGCGATCGTGCTGATCGACAACACGGGCACGGTCATTCGCCAGGCGACGATCGCGGCGACGACGAACGGGATCACGATCAGCTGGTTCAATTCGGCGGGCACTGCGACAGCGCCGCCAGCGGCCTGGAAGATGGAGTTCCTCTTCATCGGAGGGACCACGACCGAGGCGGCGATCGTCGACGTAGCAGGCCCTCCGGTCAGCGGCAGCGGCGAGACGGTCATTTCGTCGCTCTTTTTCCAGCCGGACGCCCTGATCTTCCTCGGGCCCGGCAGCTTCCCCACCTCGCCGAGCACCTCCGAGGGTGCAGCTGCGATGCTCGGATTCACGACCCGAGCTCCGACGATTCGCAAAGGGTGCATCTTCTGGGAGGACCCGGACAACGTCACCACTACCACGCTCAAGAGCTTGGTCACGAACGCGGCCTCCGTCCTCGGAGGCATCGGCTCGAACGACAGCTACTCGGTGAGTGCGTTCTCGGCGACAGGCTTCACGCTCGCGAACGACTTCCTGATTGCAGTCGGCCCGGACACGACCTGCCTGGCGATCCAGCTGGAAGGGGTGAACTTCTGGGCTGGAACGATCTCGAGCCCGACATCGACAGGCAACCACACCCACACCGATCCTGGCTTCAGGCCTCAAGGTGTCCTGTTCGGTCTGGGGCTCTGCGCGTCGGTTGGGGCGAACGAGCAGGATCAGGATGCCGGACCGTTCGGCGTCGGCATCGCAGCCGACAACCACGGATCCGAGAGCTCGGGGTCGGCGTGCATCCGATCGCAGGACGCGGTGAACCTGGCAATTGGGAGCAGCGATACCGCATCGCTTCCTTCCGCAGGCCCGGTCCGCATCCCGAATGGAAGCGGTACGGTTCAGCTGGCCGCGGACACGCCCGTCTGGGATCAAGCAGGGGTCAGGCTCAACTGGACGACGGTCCAGGGATCGGCGCGCCACCTGCCGGCGCTCTTCTTCGGGGCGCAGCCGACTGTCATCACCCCGAGCCCGCTCGCGGTCTCGCTCGCGGTCCCGAGCGCGACGCGGGCGCTTCTGCTCTCCCCGAGCGCCCTCGCAGTCCCGATCGCGATGCCGGCCGCGGCGCGCGCGCTCCTCCTGAGCCCCGACCCGCTCGAGGTCCTGTTCGCGATCGCCAATACCGCCGGCGGAACGAACATCGCACCTGATCCCCTCGCGGTCACCACCGCGATGCCGGCCGCGACGCGCGCGCTTCTGCTCAACCCGGACGCGCTCGCCGCGACGACCGCCATATCCGCGGTAACGCGCGCCCTGCTCCTGAGCCCGGACGCGCTCGCGACGAGCCTGGTGGTGCCGAGCGCGACCCGGCAGCTGCTCCTCGAGCCGGCGCCCCTTGAGGCGAGCCTCGCCCAGCCCGCGGCGACGCGCGCCCTGCTCCTGAGCCCG